GTTTTTGATAATAACAGACAATAAATCAAATTTATTTCTTGATTCTTGTCAGTTAGACTTTAATGATGGACTTAACAACACGGGCTTTATTTTTGTAAACTCTCTAGCAAAGAGAACATGTGGGTGTGGTTTAAGCTTTACAGTATAAACAGATTATAGGGTAAAATACGTTCCATGAGCATGGACCGTCCAAATAAACCTTATCCCTCGCCGCCACCAGCGTCTCCGCTGTCGACGCCTTCACCCATGCCGCTCTATATCCCAGATCCAAGCATAAAGGGAGTGAGCTTTGATCAGTTAATCAATCAGCGCGGCATACGCATGATTCACAAGAAGGCAATACCGTGCATGAACATAGAGTCTACAAGCTATCAGGCTCATCAACCCGACTGTCAATTCTGCGATGACTCTGGTATACTGTACTACGATCAAAAAGAGATATGGGGCGTCTTCACCGGCAACTCCATAGAGAAGACATTTGAAGCCCACGGTGTGTGGGAAGTCGGTACTGCTGTAGTAACTCTGCCTACTGAATACCAAGATGGAACTCAAGCAGATTTCAACACGTACGACAAGTTAGTGATACCTGACTTTACTGTTAGACTGTGGGAACTTAAGGAATACCAACCTACACAGGACGGTAAGCAGAGGTTGAGGTATGACGTCACAAAGATAGAGTATGCATCATCTATAAGCAACGGAGTTCAAAAATTCTATCAAGAAGGCATAGATTACAACATAAGCGAAGAGGGTTACGTGGAATGGTTAGCTGGTAAAGAGCCGTACTACGATTCTGTAAATCAGAGAGGCGAAGTAGTAGGTTGGGCGTACTTCGCCAACCCAGTATACATTGTGCTTCAGTGCTTGAGAGAGCTGAGAATAACCCAAGAGATGGTTGGCAATATTAAGCAGGCCCGCAGGTTGCCTCAACAAGTACTAGTTAAGCGCGACTTTATGGCCGATAATGCTGAAAAGATAGATCCTACTACCGGCTAGTTAGCCTAAAATATGAGATATAATAATGCGATAGGTAGGAGCCTATTCAACTATGCCTAAAGCGGTAAGTAAAAAACAACTCAGAATGATGTACGCTATAGCTGCAGGCAAAACAATCAGCACTGCCCGTGGAGACAACGGTCCGCCTAAAAAAATAGCACAGGGATATGTTGATGCCAGTCATGACGATGATGACGAAAAATCTTTGCCTGAGAGTAAGGGCAAAGAGCATGAGGGCGGACATTGGACGCACGAGCATAAAAAAAATCATGCAGAAGGCAAGAGCACAAAAAGAAAGCACCACAGAAGAGCTATAAAGAAAAGCTTAACCAAATCAAAGCACGAACATAAAGCCGCTGCGATGATAGTTCTCAACAACAGCAACCAAATTTTGCTTGGAAAACATGTTGATGGTGGACTAGCGTTTCCTGGCGGGCATATAGACGACAGCGATCTTGACGCGCAGACAGCAGCCATAAGAGAGACTAAGGAAGAGACTGGATTAGTTGTCAACGGCGCGCAAAAGATGTGGAGCAGCCCATCTGAACCTTCATGCGAAGTGTTCATAGCTAATTCATATACTGGCGAGCCAGAAGCTAGCGACGAACTTAAGAATCTTAAGTGGTACGACGCTAACGAGATACCTTGGGATAAGGTTAGAGAGTGCTGCGCCAAGCCGTTAGAATACTTCGTCAAGTATAAACTTGGAAAATCACTAAAGTCGATGCTGGCCTTAGAGGCACTAGAAAAGAACATAATAAGAGAAAAGGGTGGCGCAGTTCACGAAATAACCCACGGCGACTCATTAAAACTAATCGGCACTGGTCTATTTAGAAAACTAAAGCAAGAAGTGGCCAAGATGAGCGATGAGGATTTCAAGGACATAAAGCTGGACACTCATATCTTAAAGATAAGAAAGCACATGAACGATGTCTACTCTGGATCTGTAGTAGATGGACACAAGACCAGATATCAGTTCACCAATAAATCCTTGCCAGAAGTTACCGCAGCGCTCATGAGTGTTTTTGAGTGGTATCTGCCAGAAGATGAAGAAGTACTAAATATAATAGATGAAGACATATCCGACGACGACATACATGGTGGAATCAAGAATCTAATAGATGAGTACAGAAAGCACAATATAGGCAACATCTATGAAGAGATGGAGAACATCAGAAAAGAGATAAGAGACGGAGCCGCAATAGATGTTCAGCAAGTTGAGTCAAGGATAATGAAGCTCTTCGATAAGCTCGAAGAGACTATACACACGGTTGTCGACAAGCACAACACGCTTACCAAGCTAACTGAAAAAGAGATAGAAGAACTTGAAGCTAAGCTTAGAGACATGCAGTCAAAGCTAGATCAGATCAGCAAAAAACCAGAGACCATAGAAGCAATATCTGTCCACAAACAGAATCCAGAGAAGATACACAGAGAAGAGTATCCGTATCTGCCTAAACCTCAGATAGAGATATCTGCGGATGGAAAGATAAAGATCACGTTTCAGTCGGAGTGGACCTCTCTAGAGAAAGAAAATTTTCTTCACGATCTTCGCGCTAAAGTAGTAGGTAAGAAGTGAATGGTGAGCGTAAGTCTAGAGTTAGAGACGCTAAGAGCTAGATTGGCTGCCAGAGGACTAGAGGAAGAAGACATAGATTCTATAGTTAGACAGGCAGAGCAAGAGATAATTAGCGCTCTTAGGGACAGATTAGATCAGGCACTAGATGCGGCAGTTGAGGCAGGAGTAGAGAAGGACTCAGTGGAGTTTATTAACGATCTCAGACCAAGAGAAGACGCTTTTTTAATAGATACTGGCTCTGGCAAATTAGACTTCTCAGATCCTCCTTACCCCATGCTTGACAACCTACTTTCTGGTGCAAAGCCCATTAAGGACGGTAGCGGCGTCTACAAAGTGATACCTGTTGGGGCTCCAAGTAAGAAGTCAAGAGATCCGATTCACTTAAGCATATTTGACGCTCAAAAAGCAATGATGGCAGAAAGACATGAAGCCGCTTCTAATAGGTACAGAAACGTAACACCAAGTGGCTCTAAAGCTAATTTTAGAACCGCGACAAGCAAGCAGAACAGAAACTCACAGTGGGTTCTGCCAGCCAAGGAAAAGATGTTTGAGGAAGATCTGAGCGGCATAAACGACGACCTGCACTCAGACAGAGATGGCATAATACTAGACATCATAAACTCTTACGCGGAGAGATACTAATGAGCTGGGTAATGCCTGAGATAGTTGTTCAGAAAGTTTTAGACTACGGTATCAAGGAGCTTAGGAAGAATCAGGCTGAGTTCTACGATCTATTTAGCCAATTTACTCAGGCTGAGTTAAATTCTGACTACGGTCAGAAGTACTTAGACGACATATGGAAGTGGTTCACTACTACCAAGATACCGGTAGTTAAAGCTTGGGCCTTCAATAGGCAGAATATTCCAAGTATAAGCGTGCACCTTGCTAACGAGACGGAAGATGAAAGCAAGGCGTCCTTGCAAGATATAGGAGATGAGGACGAGTACGGAGAGATTGGCACCGGCGTATTCACTGTAATGGTGGATATAGGCATACACGCCAATAAGGCCGGCGATCACGTGCTATGGCTCTACTACATAGTGTCATACGTTCTGTTTAAAAACAAGTCGATGGCAGATAGATTAGGTCTAAGATTGCACACTTTTAGCGCCTCAGACTATAACAAAGACGCCAACAAGATGACAGAGAACATCTGGACTAGATGGGTAAGATTCAAGTGCACTACCGAAAACTCTTGGTCAGCAGATAGATTCCTAGACGTGGAAGAGATAAATACTGAATTTAGCGAGTATAATAACGGTATTAGGGCCAGTAGGGTAGGAGACGAAGAGGGTGAAGAGGACGTTCTGATTTAGCCCTTAATAATTGTTATGATCTTTATAGGTGAAACATGAGAAGAAGAAACGATAAACTAGAATTGCCCCCTAAGCAGGACTTAGAGTCAGTTGCGGTTGAGGTTGCTGTGCCAGAAGTTGCAGTTGAAGAGCCCAAAATTGACTTTGATACCTGGTTCATTGTAAGAAAATCGGTCATACCCGGCCACCATCATAGAGAGATCATAAAGGCTGATTTTTTAGGCAGAAAAGTCCCTATGCAGGCCACAATCAAAGAATTTGACGACGCGCTTGCAAAATATGGAATAAAATTGCCATGATTAACTTGTGGACTATATTATAATATCTGTACAGATTATGGTGTTCTTGTTTAAGGGTGATATGACATTGTCAAGTTATTTATGGACACAGCGCGCAGCGACACAAGCTTGTCGCCATGCACGAACAAAAGATTTACAAAGTAAGGCTTAATATAAGGAGTTAGTATGGCAATTAATGTGAGTTTTAACGGTGCAACTATATACAAGCCAGGCGCATATTCGAAGACTAGTATCGACCTTGGCGGCGGCTTTCCGTTGAGCCCAACTGGACTAGTCGCTATCTTTGGTGAAGCAGATGCTGGAGCGCCTGGCGCATCGGAGATCAACATTGCCGACAACTTCTTCACGCCAGATCAGCTAACTCAGATCAAGGCGAAGTACGGTAAGGGCAGCATAGTAGATGCCTGCAGCTTCCTGTTCTCGCCTGGCTCTGACGGTGCGATCCCTGGTGGAGCTCAAGCCGTGTACGTATCCAGTCGCAGCAGGCGGCGGAGCGAGCGATTACGGAAGACTCAGAGCACTGGAGTGGGGAACCGGTGGAAATCAAGTCACTTTCAAGAACACCCTAATAACAGAGACTCCTGCTAGCGTTACTAGCGGAGTAATAACCTTCCCTGTTGTGGTTGTTCTTGGCTCCAACGACGAGTTGAAATACAGACTCGACGGCGGTGCGGAAGCTACCGCCACCGTTGCTGCTGGCAGCTACGCAAACGTTGCAGCATTGGTGGTTGCACTAAACACTGCGCTAGGCGCGAGCACCTTAGTGGCTGCTCCAGGTGCTGCAGCAAATACTGTGAAGCTAACTCAAGCAGCAGGCACCAACATCCACAGATTGGGAGCTGGTCGCAGCATCCAAATCACCAGCGGCAACATAAACGCAAGCGTCAGTCTCACTGCGAACGAATGGGCAGCAGCTTCATCCGAACCTCTTGCCACACTAGTTGTCAAGAACCCTGTCTCTACCCTTGAAGAGAGCTCGGTGGTTGGCGGAGAGATAATGATGTCTCTCGGAAGAGATACTTCTGGAAGCTGTACCGCGGCGAGCGTTACCATCAGTTCCACTCAAGTGGTTCTTACGCAGACCGGCGCATCTCCAGCATCTATCACTCTAAGCAAATCTGATTATCCTACGATTCAGTCGCTGGTTGATTACATCAGCACTCTTTCTGGTTGGTCTGCAAGTGCACAGAGCGTAAAAGCAGGTCAGCAGGCTCTATCGACTCTTGATAGAGTTACATCTGCTGGTGCGCATTACAGCGGAGCCACTGCAGTAAAGCCCGCCAGAATCAAGCGCGACGCAAGCTCAGTAGCTGAGTTCTTCAGCCTATCTTCGCAGGTCGAGCTCATACCTCTCGCGTCCACGTCTGAAGTTAAGAAGGTTGGTCTACCAGACCAGCAGGGCGTACCTAGCGCGCTGTATCTTAGCGGTGGACTTAAGGGCGGAACTTCTTCTTCTGAGATAACCAACGCACTCAGTAAATTTGAAAAGTTTAGAGTAAACTCGATCGTTCCTCTATTCTCTAGAGATGCAGCAGACGACATCAGCGATGCTCTAACCGATGCTTCTTCTACCTACACCATCGATGCCATCCATCAAGCTGTTAAGACTCATCTTAGCTTGACCGCTACTACTAAGAAGAAATCTGAGCGCCAAGGATACCTATCGTTTAAGGGTAGCTACTCTGACTCCAAGACTAAGGCCGCAACCATGTCTTCTGCTAGAATTCAGATGACCATGCAGGATGTCAGGCAGATAGACTCTGAAGGAGCTATCAAGTGGTTCCAACCTTGGGCATCGGCCGCACTGCTTGCAGGTGCTCGCGGCGGCTCGCCTATCGGCAACCCAATGACGTTTAAGTTCTTCAACATGGCAGGTATCAGGCAGACTGGTCAGGCTATGTCTGTAGCGGAGCAAGATATAACTCTAGACTTTGATCCAGACACTCAATACGACGATGCAATTCAGTCGGGTATTACTTTCTGGGAAGCACCGCAGACCGGTGGGTTTAGGCTCGTTGTGGACAACACTACTTACGGCAAAGACGCAAACTGGGTGTACAACAGAGCTAACGTTCTGTACGCCGCAGACGTTCTAGCATACGATTTTAGAAATCAGCTAGAGAGCATCTATGTCGGAGTCAAGAACACTGTTTCTGCAGCAGAGATCAAGTCGACCTGTGAGTCGATCCTCGCAGGATACCTATCTCAGGGAATAACGGTCAGTACTGACGATGCGCCTAACGGCTTCAAGCAGCTCACCGTTCAGATCAACGGCAACACTGTCAACATATCTGTCGTAGTTAAGTTGGTCGAAGGCATCGACTTCATACTCGCAGATATCACTCTACAGCGCGCACAGCAGAGCGCTTAAACTGATTGAGGGTCTCATCACTAGGTGAGACCCTCATCATTCAACCCATAGATGAGAATATGAGCAGCAACTTAAAGAAAAAACTGCACAATCTGTTAACTCTGGTTAAAGCCATAAACGATGAGCAGAAACCCCCTAGAATGCTTACATCCCACGATCAAGATGAAGAGTTTAATAGCCTCACTGCGGCCATGATGGCGGCTCATCAAAAATATTCTCAGACTGGTCACTTTGATGACCATCAGGCTCTTAGGCAAGCGGTAAATAAACTTCAAGAGAGACGTAAAGCACTAGATGAGGAGATGAGTAGGGCTAAAGCAGCGAGAGAACAACCCCCTATCCCTAAAATGACTCAAGCTGTAGAACCGCAGGCAGCACCTACAGCGCCGCCTACTCAAGCAAGCACCAGAATACTTACGTCTCACGATCAAGATTCGCAATACAACGCGCTTAATGCGGAACTAGGTAGGGCTGCTGAAAAATATCAGACTTCTAATCACCCCGATGATCATGCTGCACTTATGGAAGCAGCATCTAAATTAAAAAATAGACGCGACGAGTTAGACAAGGAGATGGCTAGATCTCCGGTAGGCTCATTAATTTCTCAAAAAACTGTAAATAAGCTCAAAGGCATACAAGAACCTAAGAAAAAAGCTGCATCTAGGGAAGCAAGAGTAGGTAGACCTCTTACAGCAGAAGATGCTCATGCGGTGCTGCGAATGCCTGTTGATGAGCGAAATTTCCCCATGCAGGCATTTCTACACGCCCATTCATTGATAGACCAAATGGGATTGAGCGAGGCGCAGAGTAGGGCAATTAGAGCTAAACTTAACAAGATTAGATCTCCTGTAGATATTTCAAAATTTATAGTTGACCATCTAGACGCTAAAGAACAAGCTAGAATCAGAGCACTGGCTAGAGAGCAAGAATAAGCTCAACAGGCGCAGCTACCCGCACAAGACCAGTATTTAATAAAAGCGCAGATGAGTGGCAGAAGCTACCTGCAGTTCTTAAAGAAAAATATAGGCCACAGAAGT